CTACACAAGTATCCTTCTCGACGAATCACTCAGGTAGGTTCTACCAAAGCGTATCATGAACAAGATTCGTATCAAGAGAGTAGTGAAGTATCTAAGTACAAGTTGAATGTAATCAATCGTGCTGTCGACCAGTTGATGAAGAAGAACCCGATGACCATGTTGGTGAATGGTATAGACTTTCTTGACGGAACTGGTCATTTGACCATAGGAAGAAAGTTGACGGTCAGGTTCCTACGTAATCTAGCGCCCGAAGACACCGACTATTTCTTTGACAATAAGAAGTCCGGAGACTTCCTAATATTCTCTGCAAAACATTCGTTCGATAGAGAGACGTACATGGTCTCACTATCTTGTGTAAAATTAGATAATGGTGATGTAACATGATACCTAGTAACTTTATTGACTTCTATGGTGACCAGACACGATGGTTCGTGGGCACCGTAATGAATGTGAAAGATGACCCATTACAGATAGGTCGAGTCAGGGTCAAGGTACATGGAATGTATGATGACATTAAAGAAGAGGACCTTCCTTGGGCTCAGATAATACTACCTGTAACTCACGGTGTTACTTCTTTCAAAAAGAAGACAAAGGTCTTTGGACCTGTTCTCGACTTCGGAAAGGAAAAAGAGGAAACTTTACCAGTAGGACAGTACCTTGGTATGTTAGTGGGTACTCAGGTTTTTGGTATCTTTTTAGATGGTCCCAACTCTCAGTTACCTTTGGTCGTGGGAACGATACCAAAGGAAGGTGATGGTAATAAGAAGGCCGAAGAGAACTATCCATACAACAAAGTGTATCAGACAGAGAGTGGACACTATAAAGAGTGGGACGACACTGAAGGTGAGGAACGTGTTCGTGAACAACACACGTCGGGTACGTACTACGAAATGCAAGAAGATGGTAGTCGTGACACTGTTGTCCAGAATAATGATAAGCTGAGGGTCAAAGGTGATGTGACTATCATTGGAGAGAAAGATGCGAATATCCGAATCACTGGAAACTGCAATATCACGGTGACAGGTGATGCGAGGATCACAGCGAAGAATGTCTCAGTAACAGGTACAGATACCGTTACAGTACGCGCAGGGAACAAGGTAGTACTGGGATGACATCCATTGCACTTCCATGCCCACCTTCAGGTCTACCGACCAAGGCGGACCTTACCAACATGTTCAATCAGATCACTGCGATACCTAGTGACATACAGGCGCAGATAGATGAACTGAAACAGACCACGCAAAAGGATGCTAAGGAAGCACTCGATCGTATCCAGAATCTAGAGAACGAGATGAAGGAGAAGTCGGGAGAGGAACGTGCACGGATTCAGGCACAGATAGATGAACTAAAGAACTCACCGGACCCACTTGGTATTGTATCAGAGTTAGAGGATACAATCAAGGAAATCGAGGATACAATTGATACTATTACCGATCTATTCTCTCCGTGGTGGCAGAAGGGTAAGGTTCGTCAGTTAGAGAAAGAGGCAGAAGACGCATTTACCGAACTGGTACAAGAGTTTCATATCTACATTCCTGTCAAGATGTTAGAGATGATCAGTAAGATTGTTCCGATATCATTTGAAATTCCTGTACTGGGATTGTCTATCGATGTGTTGCGCATCATGGAACCAGCATACCAAGAAGAACTCAAACAACAGATCGCTGGTATTACTGAAGAGTATACCACAAAACTAGAAACATTGCAAGCAGATTTAGAATCCGGTAAGTTGAAAGAGGATGCATACAACTCTGCAATGGATGAGTTAGATAATCAGAGGTCACAGGTCATTGATGCATTGTATGCACTTGTACCTGAACAGTATCGTTACTTTGATGGTGAGTTCGGTGTAGAGTGTGCAGAGTGGAAGGCAAAACTTACATGGTCATACATCAAGAATGAGATCATGGAGTGGTGTACAATGTCCCTCTTCAAACTATTAGATAAATTGATTGGTATGTTCAAGGAGATATGGGATGCATTAGGGTTACCCGATCTACCTATCCCTCTCTCATTTGATATGGCAGCATGGGTACGTGCGGTGATAGATCAGATCGTCGCAAAGTATACCGAAGAACAGAATCGTATTCTAGGCGACCTAGATAAACTACAGAACTTTGATGTAGAACAGGAACTCGCAGACTTAGAACAGGATGTCAAGGACAAGGTAGCAGAGACAGAAGAAAAGATCAATAACTTTGATGCGCAGAAAGAACTCGAAGATCAACTAGCAAAGTTGCAGGGTGATATTATATCAGAGATTATGGAATTGTCAATACCTTTACCATCACCTTTTGATATCAGTATACAAGATATCATGGGCGGAGAGATCGAAGGTAAGGTGCAGTGTCTCGAAGATAAGATAAACCAGATATGTACTGCGGCTAGAGACTGGAAGATTATCACTATGAAGGAACTGTTCAACATATGGTTGAAGAAGATTAAGAAGTTCCTTGATGCAATTGGTCTAGGTAAACTTCTAGATTTCCTCACCTTCACTTTCTGTGACGTACTTGAGTTGATAGGTCTTCCACTAGAGATTCCATTGCCGGGATTGGATAAACTATCAGAACTAGGAGTGTTGCCTCCTGTCCTTACGGGAGACATACTTGCTTCACACGATAGAGTGAAAGTTACTCTCCCTACCCTAAGTGACGACGATATACCCGACTTTGATAGTATGACAGAAGAAGAATATCAAGACTTCCTCAGCCGTCTTGTATAAATAGTACAAAAAGAGTTCACCCAATGTCAAACAAAAACTGGTCGATACAAGACGGGAATCTAAATTCCACTCCTATTACTACGACGATATCCCGTACGTATTCGGATATTGATTGCTCGTTCGAACCTAATACATCTCCGGACGGTGACATCTATAAGAAGACTGACGCGGCTGCAGTACGTCAATCGGTCAAGAACTTATTGATGACCAACCACGGAGAAGTTCCTTTTCGACCATACCTTGGCGGGAACTTACATGACCTTCTATTCTCTCTATCTACAGATTTAGAAGTAACCGATATAAGAGACGCTATACAATACACGATAGAGAAGTATGAACCAAGGGCGGTGATAAAATCTATCGACCCTATAATACAACCAGATTACAATTCAGTTGATGTGACCATAAAGTTTGCAGTTGTGAATACACAGAAGGTCGTTACGTTGAATGTTAATATTGCAAGGATAAGATAAATGACTATACAGAATTCCGAACTGGATTTCTTTGAAATCAAATCCCAGTTGAAGACATACCTAAAGAAGCAACCGGAATTTTTTGATTACGATTTCAATGGAAGTGGTCTGTCTAACATACTAGATGTGTTGGCGCACAACACGCACATCAATGGATTGATTGCAAACATGGCGATCAACGAGTCCTTCCTGAGTTCTGCTCAGTTGCGTTCGTCGGTAGTATCACACGCCGAGGCACTGGGGTACCTACCTAAGTCAATGACATCATCAACCGCTATCGTTTCGTTGTCAATAACCAACCACCCGAGTGGTCCGGATATTATCAATCTACCTGTAGGGACAGAGTTCACCACTTCGGTCGAAGAGACTCAATACACATTCACCAACCCAGAATATTGTACCGCTCTCAAGGACGGTGACAACTACGTTTTCAAAACATCTTCGGGTTCGACCGATATCTTCCTAAAAGAGGGAAGGGTAAAGAACAAGACATTCATCGTAGGCGATGTGAGTGATGACTCTGTGTATGTTATACCAGACGAATCGATAGATACGTCGACTATTGTTGTTGACGTATATGAGAACTACCTATCGTTAGTACCAACAACTTACACTGATATCAACAAGGTCAGTACAATCAACGACGAATCAAGAGTCTTTATCATAAGAGAAACCTCTAATGGATACTATGAGATTTTCTTCAGTGACGGAAGTATCTTAGGTCAGTCTCCGACTGCCGGTAACAAAATTGAGATAACCTATATTGCGTCTTCGGGTGAAGTCGCGAACGGTGGTAAGAAGTTCTCTTCGGTATTCACTTCAAGTGGCAAAACACTGGAAGTAACTACAATCGCTTCATCTGCTGGTGGTTCAGAAAAAGAATCTTCTGCATCCATCAAGTTGAATGCACCTAGGTCATACTCTGCACAGAACAGATTAGTGACAGCGGACGACTACACAGCAATGATTCAGAGTCTATATGGTAGTTACTTCAAAGACGTAGTTGCTTGGGGTGGTAACGACAATCTGCCTCCAGAGTATGGTGTGGTGTTTGTTAGTATCAACTTCGAGGATGGTACAGTAGAAAGTATCAAAGACTTGACCAAGACTATGATACGAGACCAATTGACCTCTAACCTGTCTATCATGTCAATCGACACCAAGTTTGTCGAACCTGAAAGGACGTATCTGGAACTACAGACCAAGTTCAATATAGACACGACTAAAGATACATCTTCGGTGGAACTGTTACAGAATACAGTAAACGATTTCGTCGTCGAGTACACTGAAAACAATCTGAACGAATTCGGTTCTATATTCCGTAGGTCGAATGTGTTGACTCAACTAGACAACATATCACCCGCGATTCTAAACTCTCGTATGGACGTTCGTATACAACAACGTATCGATGTAGACGGAATTGTTGCACAGATAGAAGCTGATCAAGCAAGTGTCGGTATCGAGTTAGACGACTTTGTCGAGAAAGACTACACTATCAATTTCCCAGTTCTACTAGCGTCCCCAGATAAGGACGACTATGTAATCACAACATCCGGATTCAGTTCAAGTGGTGTGGACTGTGTTGTCAAGAACGAGTTGGGGTCTACCCGACTACAGTTGCTTGACCTAAACAACGTTGTTAGAATAGCGAACGTAGGTGACTACGATCCAGCAAAGGGTTTAGTAAACTTCAGAGGACTTGTCATCGACAAGAACAGTTATAGTGGAGATGGTATCAAGGTAACTGCCACGCCCGCGAACCAAAGTACTATTAGCCCTCTAAGAAACTACATCATTACTCTGGACCAAGAGAAAACAATTACCCGTGGTGTTGTTGACGCAGGGGCAAATAAGGTTGTATTATAATGTCTAACTTGATAAACAGACACTATCGAAGTGACCCTAGCTTTCACAGACACCAGATAACTCAGGTATTACCGGAATTCTTCCAAGAACAGTACCCTAGACTTATTCAGTTTCTAGAGAAGTATTACGAGTACACGGGTGAAGACGGGTCTATCTCATTCAATGAACAGGTACACCACCTATTCGGTATACGAGACATTTCCGATTCGGAGATGTACACACTAGACTTGTTGATAGAAGAATTGAGTGACGGTTTGCAGTCATCTTCATTCTATCAGAACCCACGATTGATGGCAAGACTTTTGTCCAATTTCTATCGTGCTAAGGGTACAGGTATATCCGTTGAACAATTCTTCAAGGCGTTCTTTGGAGAGGGTGTAGAGATATCCTATCCTAAGAGAGACATCTTTATTCTGAACGATAGTCCTGGCGGATCATTGATTGGACCTAAGTCCCTACACTTTATACAGGACAACAAGAAGTATCAGATTCTATCCATTCTTTTGAAAACAAGTATGTCTCTGTCGGACTATGAGATATTGTATAAGAAGATGGTTCACCCAGCTGGATTCTATCTCGCCGCTTCGGTAGAGACTCAGGGTATCGCTGACTTGGACCTGAAGGCGGGACCAACAACAGACCCACTAGAAATTCCTAACTATGCGATTCTTCTTCAGGGACTACCGTTGTCTTCTGGTACTGTACCTAAGTACTCGTTGTTGACTATGGAAGAGAATGACCCAGTCGACAGACGTAATCAAACAGAAAAAAACACGGGTGAAGGTCCGGTCGTCAGTTCACTAGAGACTCTAGAAAAGTTTGAAGATACTACTCTTGAAGAGATAGTGGGTGATTACATCACCGTTGATGAATGGGCGGGAGCGAAATCGTCACGATTGGATGATTTGGATTTCGATTTGTCTTCGGATAATGAAACTTTAGACGCTGATGACCATCTCTAGTTTATAAATAAAAGGACTATTATAGGGACTCCCGATGGCTAGACAAATTCTCAATACTGGCGGTGCTGCTAACGACGGTAAGGGCGATACCCTTCGAAACGCCAGTCAAAAAATAAATGACAACTTTTCAGAACTATATCACCTAATCTCCTTGGGAAAAGGCGGTGATGGTCTATCTCTCGAAGAACTAAAGTCATTAGTCGAAGAAGAAGTAACCGAAGCACTGCAAGATGTGGGTTTAGAAGGTGGCAACGCTAACGTACTTTTGTATAAAGGGTATGATGCAAAGACCCTACCTTCGGAAGAAGACATCTCTGTGGATTCTACATACACCTTTGAAACCGGAACAATAGTAGAGACAGACACTAACAGTCCAGACATCAATGGATGGTCTATCAATCTTCCGGTAACTCAGAGATATGTGTTTCTGAAAAAAGTGGTACTTCACGCAAGTGAACCTACTAAGACTATCGCGCCTAGTGATTGGTCCAGTTCGGTTCTAGCGTATGATCGTGGGGGTGTCGCCGACTTAGATGTCGATATAGTAGCACCTAATGGAAACATCTTCCGGAACGATGTAGGTGAGACGGAAGTAAAAGCGGTAATCACTGCTGATGGGGTAGAAATATCACCATCGGAATATACCCAATTTGATTATGAATGGACAAGTGGCGGTGTACCTGTCTGTGTCCATGCAACAACAAGATACGTTTCTCACATCGATGGTAACATTATAGTTGTGGGTTCGGATGGTACATGTCCCATAGGTTATGGTGTTCCCGCCACTAACTCTGGGGAAACAAACAACTTTCCTAACGGAGAGTTGAAATCAATTTTCATCGAAGCGCAGGCGGTTCCTAATTCTGGGACTCTACCTTTGCAACTAACAATTAACGATAAACAAGAGGATTAAACATGGCTCTTAGAACGGCAACGGCCGCGATAACCCTAACGGACTTGGCCGATGGTCAGAGTTCCGTAACTGCGTTCTTGACTAACGAAAACCACACCTTCGCAGCGAATGATGCGGGTGTTGTATCCGATGCGACAAGACGCGATTTTGGATGTTCTGTAAAAGTGTTCGTTGGTGGAACCGAACAGGCATTCACTACAGGTTCTTCCCCAGCGGAAGGTTTCTTCACAATAGGTGTTCTTACCGCAGTAAGTGGTTGGGAGTTCCTAGTAGCACAATCAGTAAACACAGATATTGGTGGTGGTATAACTAAAAATGCTGGTGTTATCTATGCAGACGCAATTGGTACACCTAATTCAGCTATCATCATTGTACCTGTCACATATAACAATGGTGGTTCAGTTGGTTCATTCAACCTAGAACTTTCTGTAAACCGTATTCAGGACGGTGCTGGTGGTACAATCATTACTTTGATTCCATCTAGCCAAATGTTCTCTGCTGATGCAGATGGTAAGTTATTACCAAGTCAGAATTCGAGTACTATTTTGTTCGACATCGCTGGTTCGCCAGGTGCACTTGTTTATGAAACATCACTAGACGGCGCATCATTCCAAGCTCAGAGTGCATCCACAAACAATGCTGGTGGTATTGCTGGTTTCGACAATGACGATTCTGGTTCATTCACTACAGGTACATTACCTACATCAGCAACTACTGGTGCTCGACTAGAGATCAAACCAGCCAACATTGGTGATGCTAACTCAACTCTTACAGTTCGTGTAAGTGGTGAACAGGGTAAAGATGCAGTAACTTTCAGTAAGGTACGTGCAGGTCGTGCAGCGATCTACGTTGAGATCGAAAACGATCACCCAACCATCTTCAAGAATAACACTGGTTCTCCAGTAACTGCAACTGCTAAAGTATATGACGCAAACGACGGTAGTCTAATCAGTGATGGTGTCGGTGGCGCAACAGTAGAATATGATTGGAAATGGGTAACTGGTCAACAGGTATATGTTGGTTCAACTGACCTAGAAGTTCAAACAGACTCTTCTGGTACTCCAGTATCAACTGGACGTTCTGCTAACGGCGGTTCAGGTGCAGGAGAAATCAACACATCTTCAGTAATCATTGGTCCATCTGACATTCCAGACACAGGTGCTCCAATCAGTGTTCGTTGTACTGTAACAGTAACTACACCATAATTCTACATAACGGATAGGAAGTCATTATGACAACGCTAACTGCCAGCGCACAAATAACGTTTACGGACATAAATGACGCTGCCGGATATGAGTCTATCTTCACTAGAACCGTTAATACAATACTTGACGCTGATGATTTTCTATCTTCGCAACTTCCAAGTAACTCATGGGGTTATGGTGTCCCTTCACCAAATGGTGGTTCTAACGGAATAACGTGGACCACCAATGGTGAAAGTCTAAGTGCCGCTTTCCCTATACTATGGGAATGTAGGAGAAATATTGTAGGTACACCTAGTGCAGGCGATTCGGTCGCTGGGCAGTGGGCTGAACCTACAATTATTGGTGTTGCTGGTGGTACGGGTGGAACAGGACCAACAGGACCATCCGGACCGATGGGAAGAACTGGTACTCAAGGACCTCAAGGTACGCAGGGTATTGACGGACCAACTGGTTTACAAGGACCAACAGGTACTCAGGGACCAGTCGGTACGCAGGGTCTTGTTGGACCTACTGGTACACAAGGTCCGGTTGGTACTCAGGGTCCACAAGGTACTCAAGGTATTGACGGACCAACTGGTATTCAAGGACCTACAGGTACACAAGGACCTCAAGGTACTCAGGGTCTTGTTGGACCTACTGGTACACAAGGTCCGGTTGGTACTCAGGGTCCACAAGGTACTCAAGGTATTCCTGGCCCGTCCGGAACTCAGGGACCAGTCGGTACGCAAGGTCCTCCAGGCACACAGGGTATTGCCGGTCCAACTGGCATTCAAGGTGTAACCGGAATAAGTGGTACACAGGGTCCACAAGGTACTCAAGGAATTCAGGGACCAACAGGTACACAGGGACCAGT